GATTGTTGCATCAGTACTTGTATCAGCTGACTGGTATACAGCAATAAGACGATATCCATCACCACGGTCTAGACTCATCCAGCCAGTATTTGATGGAGAAGAAATCGGGTACAATCTAACGTTATCAGAACCCGCACCTTCACCACCAGTTAGTGATTTTGATTTGTGTGTCAGTGTTCTCTTTACGCCAGCGATAAGACGTACTGTCTCACCCTCGTAAGTACCGAGGCCAGAAACAACTACGTTCTCAGAACCAGATTGAATGTTTACATCGCCTGATGAAAGTGCTACAATAGTACCAGAAGATCCGCCAGTTGCAACCGTAATAACCCAGTTCTCATCATCGAATGGTTCAAACAATTCGTTAGTACCAACAGTACTGAATGTTGCTTGTCCAGATGCTACAAGAGAAGAACCTACATCACGGTTTGTAAAGTAGACATAGTTGAAATCATCTGGAGCATCGTCAGCTTGGCTATCACAGGTTTTAACACGATCGAATGGTAGTCTAAATACCATCGAGTTACGATTCGGTTCTTGAATAATTGCATTACCCGAGGTAAGAACAATATCAGAAAGGAACTCAGGAGTGCTTGCTAGTTTAAATGAGCGAGCATCTTGGAAAGATTCAGCTGCATTCATTTGGATATCGAACAAGTATAGACGGTATTTGCCAGCTCCGGCATANACAAAAGACCGTGCTCTTGCAAAACCAATAACAGNTCCAGNTCCACCGGCAGTATCGTAAATAGACATCTTCCCATATGTGTTAATGTCTGGGATGCCATCTACGTTTTGTACTTCTACATAGTTACCAACAAGCATTGGGACAGATGCAGCTTCGAAGAGTGCATAGTCACGCGCCTTGTCAACATTTACATACCGTGTACCAAGTGTCTCAATTTCGTAACCACGAACGTATGCTTTACCACTCTCAAGGCCGATAGCCAACTTAGCTTCATCACCTGGTGTGTTAATTGCTTGGTGTTCGTTGATAGTCGCCATGAATGGGCGAACTGTATAGTTACCTGACTCATCAAATGTACGACGAGCAAGTGTATCTTCAATGATTGAGTAATCAGTTGAACGTACTTTATACTGAACTTCACCATCAGTAATGCGAAGAAGCAGCAAGAACTTTTCAAGAGTATTTGCTTCGTTTGCTTGTTTAACTAGCTTTGTAGTGATCTTATAACGNTGAGCACCGGGAGCAGCGTAGTTTGGAGTACCGATAGCAATATCATTAAGAGATACATCTTCGGCTGATGTGGCAATAGACTCTGTAACCTCTAGGCCAATATCGTATGAAGGGTCTGTATCATATTTGTCAAGGATCAGCTGATCGCTTTTTACAACAACGAAGTTGTTCTCGATAAAGTAAATACCCTCATCGATAAATGCTACCGAACCAAAGCCAGTACCATTTGATGCAACAGTACCACTATAAGACCCAACAGTAATAATTTCGCTGTCATCAAATACTTTCTCATCNGAAGTACCTGTATTTTGATACTTGACGTAGATGGTATCTGGATCAACACCAGCGGCAGGAGCTACTGCAACAACCTTTGCCTGAAGACCTGTATCAGCACCAACAAAGATTTTGCCAAGGAGGTTATNCAGGTCTGTTTCGTTAATTGCGCTTAGTTTAACATANTCTAGCGCAGGTTCTACTGACGCATGGCCAGGGATAACCATTGCACCTTCTTCAAAAAGGTGATTACCAACCGAGGAAATCTGATGTTGCAGAATCGATTGGATTTGAGTAAGCTCACGAGCCTGTACCGCATGACCTGGACGAAATAAGACCCTGTTGTATTTTTCTTTTGGACTTAGTCCGTCAGAACCAGCGACGTTAAAGTCGTCATAATATGGTTCGATGTTAAACTTAATTGCCATTGTTTGTTAACCCTTAAAATTCAAGTACGAGTTTGATTGTTTCAATCTGGTCAGACGCACGATTAACTGGCGTTCTGTTTTCCAGGAAGATAACCTCACCCGAATATGGTTGCACTTCAGGATTATTTATCGCGGTACAATCTTGGCCTGCGCCGGCATCACCGACTACACGAATAAAGTCACCAGTGTCGAAGTCAACATATCCTGTTGCTTCTGTTTGGTGGAATCGGATGATCCCGTTGACTGAGTCGTAACTATCAACAATAGCCTTTGCACCAGAAACCGTACCTTCGATTTCACTGTCGTTAGCAAACGATCCGCCGAGAGCAACTACAAGAGCTTTAGTTGCAGAAAGCGTTTCAGCCGTAGCTACCGTAGTAGTGCCAAAGTTATATGGATTGCGGATAATACCAATTTGACGGAAGTCGTTGCCGACAATAAAGTCACCTTGACCATCTGCATATACAAGACTTACGTTAAGAGTTACATAATGAGCTCTTAGATCTTCACGTGGATCTGCGCCAAACCCAGATTTAGGACCGATAACTCCGTATGCTGTTGCACCAGAACCACCGCCGCCAGATAGTGTTACCGCTACTTGGTTATAACCAGTACCTGCAGCGGTTACATTAACCCCAGTTACCACGCCTCCACTAATTACTGCAGTTGCAGTGAGTCCAGTACCGTCACCAGTAACAGTAACAGTTGGAGCAGAAGTATATCCAGATCCACCATTTGAAACTTTAATGTTATATACGGCGCCATCGACAGCGTTTTGTTGCACATCCCATTGGTTAGAAAGTGCAGTATCAGCACCAACCGCAGGCTGTGCAGTAATGTATCTTACCGGAATAAAGGCAGAAGTCAAGAACTTAATTGAGTCATCGGTTGATACTGTAAACAAGTACTTCCATACATAACCGTCAGATCCGCTAAAGTCGATAACTCCATTCGTCTGAACACCAGTTGTATCTGGGTTCTGAGTTGAAATCCCGCCAGACTTCAAGCAGAGGTAGACGTTGTTGTTATCTGAAATAACATAATATGGTCGAGTAGCGAGAGCCGCATCGCGGTCATCATACTCAGAGTACGTTGTACCTGAAATCCACTGGTAACGAGGAACTCCGAATGTGATATCGAGATCTGTAATCTCTTTCATCGCAGTCATTCTTTGCCATGTATCAGTATGGTATGAAAATGTATTGTCATATGGGACATCGGGAGAAGTCTCTGAAGCCCATGGTTCGGATCTACCTACAAAAAGATAGTAGCTAGAACTATTGACTGCGTCGTCTACCAACTCTTTGGCAGCATTCAGTCTAAAATTATTTGAAATGATGGCGGTCATCTTTTATTTACTCCTAAGAAGATATCTCAATTACCGAGTCGATATTGTATTTTACTTTTTTATTTATAATGTCTTGAACAGTGAAATTACCGATTTGACTAACCGGATCTGTATATTTGAACTTAAGCGTTTCCCAGTTATCTCCGCTAGAAATAACTTCAATGTTGGTTTGTGGCTTATAAGATTTGACTATAAGCGATGCAACTATATTATTAAACGTTTTAACAAATGATGGAGCAACGTCGATAGCCGGGATAATGATTGGGAATGGCAACCCACCACGTTGGAAACCAGGCTGAATCAAAGGGAACGTTTGTCCAAGGTTATCCAAGAACAAAATGATTTCGCCGAAGAAGATAAAGCCTGCTGGATGAACCAGGCGAGCAAATGGATTTTTCCATTCATCGGCGTTAGTACCAGTACGCAGAACGTACGAGAATTTTTGATAGAAAAAACTATCTTGAATTTTCTTATAGTTATCTAGGAATCCATCGTTATTTGAGAACGAACCTGAACCGTAGACTTCTACTTTATCACCATTTTGCAGAGCAGGATCAAACTTAAAAGAATAGTCAAGCCTGTTATCTACATTGTTTACCTCAACCATTGGTGCATATGCTGTAGTGTATATACCATTAACAAACACAATGGGATTGTCATATACAAGTACTCGGCCAGAATCATCAGAGCCTGATACTGTATCACTATCTGCAGTTAAAGAAAACGTAAATGTTGGTGTATATAGTTGAGGGTTATTGATAACATCATCAGTTCTATCAAACCATTTACCATCAGACGGAATAAGCATATCGTCTTTTGGAAAGTAAATTTCAACTTCATCGTTGAAAAGAACTCGGAAAAATGTTTCGATAGATGTTGGTGTACCACGGCCACGGTAGTACTCAGTAACTCTTTTATAGAATTTACGAGGATCCGCAGCAAATGTACGTGGAATTGGTGCACCAACTTCTTTTTGAAGTTCGCTAAGTAGATCACTCTCAATTCTATCAATATCTCGTTGAGCATCGATTGTGTTGAGGTAATGTCCAGCGCCATTGCCGTGTTCAAGGAAGTCGGCATACACTTTAATTGCATGCATCAAGCCTGGATATGCAGCGGATACGTGTTCTGGAACTAGGTCATCAACTACTGACCTAAGTACCAAACCATCGTTATATTCTATCTCTGCCATTTACTTAGTGCCTTGAAGTTGTTGTATAATCAATACCAGCCGAAGTACCACCAGTGATCATTGTATCAACTTCACCAGAAATTGTGCAATCATCTACAAGGATATTTAGCAGTTCATTTCTACGAGGTGCCAGGTCATTCGACTCTGGAGATACAGTGATCTCAATATAAGAACCTACGATTGAAGAAGGATTAAATCCAGTAAGAGTTATCAAGCCATTCTCTTCATCAATTGTTCCGATGTTAGAATTAAGGACCCTTTGATTTGAACCTGCGCCTGTTACAATCTGAACAAGTCGAGTTCCATCTACTTGTAACGCATCTCGCAACGTACACTGACGATCCAGGTAAGTGAACCCAGTTGTATTCATAATTTGTTCGTTTGAAGACGTAGTATAGAATGCAGATGAGAACTGCAAGTCATAACGTCTTTCTGTATTCAGTGTAGGAACAAATCTCTTTTTCATTTTAACCCGAACAGCAGAGTTAATGATAGAAGGATCGGCATCATCTACAGTTGACAACAAGTTAGAATACCTGAACACACCGTCAAATCGTTTTAGTTCGTTGTTATTATAGGACCTGATTTCTTCTCGAATAAGAATAGCCAAAGCATCTCTTGACTGGTTTGTCAAGTTAGGGTTGTACTTAAAGAAGATCTCAAGGAAGACATATGTGTATGCAGGATCTACGATTGTAGGAGTAATCGAAACCACGTTTTTAGGCTTCAAGAATTGGCCGATAATAAGTTCTTTGTCGGTTGCTGTAAGGACTTCTGCATCTCGTGGTTTAATTGAGATATAAACTTTACCGTAATCAGGCGGATCATTATCCTCACCACCCCATACAGAGATAGCATCGATGTTAGGATAGTTAGCCTGAATAATTGACTTATAGTCATCAGGAGTAACAGCACGGTTCTGGGAAACATATCCAAGAGGTGCGTTAAACTTGATTGACTGAATATCTTCACGCTCAGAGCCACCAGATGCTCTTGTTATGGTTGTAACCGTTGCATCCGAGTTACCTTGAACGTTATCGGCAAGAGAAAACTTAGATGCACCGTTTGCATCAGGTCCATCAGTAACCGCATATTCAATCGTAATTACGTTGCCATTCTCAGGTCTTTTACCAAGAACATTATCACCAAAGTAAATTTCATACAGGCCATCTTGACCTTCTTGAAGGAAGTAAACATTAGTGTCGTTTTTAACTGCCGAAATATCTGTTGCAAGAATATAATCCTGAACTTCAGTATTTGTAGCTGACTGCTGAACACGAACCGTCATAGTAGATGTAACTACATTCGCATAAGGAATAATGTATTTCTCACCTGAGTCCGTGTCGAAAATATAAGTAGTTTCTTTAAACTGACCCTGGATAAGTTTTAAACCCTCAAACTTATAATCGCCGTCTGAGTTACGAGTGATTGTTTGAGTAAACTCGTTAACGAACTTATATGTCTTACCATCGATCAAAGTATTGAAAGAAGTACCACGCATCATTGTCATGGGAATAAAATCGCCATCAACGTTTGTGACATTTGTTGGGTTATTCATCAACACATCAACGTAGGCAACAGGTGCGTATGTTGAACGTGGAGTATAACCAAGCAGTTTAGCATGAGAAACAACTGATTGACGTAGCTGAGCTGAATCAAGGAAAGTTTCATTCAATGCCATGTTAGCATTTACTGCGTTAAAGTGCGTGATATACACCAAAGCATCTAAAAGGGTATTTGCTGCAGACCCCTCAAAGCCGGTATCTTTTAGAACATCATCTTCAGACAGGTGCTGGATCAGACTTGTTTTAATCTGATCAAAATCCATATTCGCGACATTAAGGCGTGTTGTTTTATCTGCCATTATCTGATTCTCTCTACTACAAATTCTACCACGTCTTGTCTCTCTTCAGGAGATAGGATGGTAAAGTCTATTGAAATGTTTAGTGCATTGCGGTATGATAGGTCATTAATAACGACGTTATCTACACGAATTCTTGGTTCATAGTTTCTTAAACTATTAATAATGACGGTTTCCATTGCTGCTTGTGTTACAGCATCAAAGTGTTCAAACAAGTATGCTCTGAGGTTACCACCAAATTCTGGGTTAAATGGTCTCTCTCCCCGTGACGTAAGCAGTATATTCATTACTGACTGCTTTACAGATTCTGCATCTCTTTTCAGAGCAAGGTCACCTGTATTCGGGTTTACAATAAACCTGAAGTCTAGGTCACTATAAGCAGCCTGGCGTGCACGCAATGTTTGTGTTTGTTCTGTCATACCTTTATTTATACCTCTTATCCGGCCGAAACGTCGGGTGAGCCACTTGTCATTGCACCAGCATCAGCGGAATCTCCGACACGGCCAATGCCAATTCCATTAATTTTAACGGTCCCAGATCCAGCATTTAACGCAGCAACATGAGGAACGCACACGTCTCCAACAAGGATATTATGTGATACGGTTGGAGCTCCGATCACAGCAATGAGAATACCATTGGCTTTCACCGTGCCCTGATTTGCCCCACCTAGTGTAGTAGTGCCATCACATGGGTGCCCAGTCGATAATGAATCTCCTATACGGACAA